GGACACCATGCTGTTGTATATTCTTCATCGCATCCTTTCGCATCAGTGAAAGTATCCAACCATTCTGCATACTCTTCATAGAGCGCACGAATGTTACCAACATCTTCAAGTTGATCTGCTTCAACATAACTGGAGCACAATGCGATGATGTGCTCACATTGATTCTCAATCATCTCAACACGTTGGTCGTCAGTGAACTCAGTCATAATCCTTTGCGGGTACTTTGTAATTGTAGCATAAGAGAGCGCCATGGGCGCTTAGGTGGACAGTTTCTGAAACCGTCCACTGTTAAAATTTACTGCGCTGAACTCCTCCCGATCAATCATTTTGAACATACCATGAGCATTGCTCCTAACATAACCCTCACCATCAACTTTGATGCCTTTCATCACTGCCTGAGGACCATTATTGCTACAAATTGATAGCATATCCATCTTAATCGTGCGAACTAAGTTCCAAAAACGCATTAAGTTCAAATCACAGTCGGCAGCGATGGCAAGTGCCTCCGGGTCCAGGACGGCATGGATTCTAAGGAAAGTATTGATTGTTTTCTCAATTTGCCGTGCTTTCTTATCATCAACAAACTCACACAGTTGTGACATCGCCCGCGCAAACTTCACAATATCAATAAAGTCTTCATCTGCCATCCATGCGGAAGGTTGAACAAACTTACACTTACTTGTGCTTCTGAGGTTCAACTCAAAGTTCCAAGAACACAGAGGATGTGCCTCAGCATCACGAAGATCTCCATCAGTTGTGTAGAACGTATGTGGAGCGATAATGATATTCTCCTCCATCACCTGATCAAACACATAGGTGATCGTATTCGGTTTGTAGGTGTCACTACCACCGAAACCAATAAAATCACCTTGAACGATACCTTCTGTCTGTGGGAGACAATCAAGCGCACAATGCAGAATAATTGCTACTGCACCCTCATGGTTCTCATCAATCTCCTCATGAGTATGATTGATTTTGATTTTCACTTTGTTGAACACACTTTTGGTGCCCACAAAGAACTTACCAGTCGCAGGGTTAGTGCCCCATACAATCGCAGGAGCACCGTCAATCTTAACAGAAAGTGTGGAAGATGCCAAGAACCAATCCAGCACAGATAGATCACCTGTGAGAATAGAATCTTCGGGATGTTGAAGGTGAAGGTTTTTCATTTCAGGAAAGAATGTGATCGTAGTCGATAGAGTTGATGCACCAACCTGTAGCAGCGGTGATTTCATCTACAAGGTCATCTTCATCATCAGCATACCATACATTTCTCAACGCTTCATCTACTGCTTCATTCATTTCTTCCTGTGTAACATCATCAACACCAGAAAAGTCGAAGTTGATGAACGTAACTCGGTATGCTTTAGGTTTCATTTGCCCACTCCATAATCATCGGCGGTTGCTTCCAGAGCACCAAAATCAGTCTCTTCTTCCAACAAATGTGGATAGTATTCTTTCACTTCTTCCATCAATTCTGTATCAGAATACTTATCATAACTCTCACTCATGTTATCATACAGAATTGCCATCATAGTCTTGATGTCCATATCATCCAGGATTTGCTGGATCATATTGTCTTGAAGTTCGGAACGATTCATGGTGTTAGGATCAGTGGGAAAAGAGATAAAGGACATCAGCAGTAGAGAGGCATATACTCTTCATGGGGAAGTTTGTCGGTGTTGTAGTTGGTAACTTCAGCACCTTTGGCAATGCGGGATGCCCACTCATTCTTGGCATCAATCATACCCACAACGCTGTAGGATTTCATACCATTAGCGCGGAAAGTAACACGCTTGGTGAAACGCTTCACAACAGTCTTCACACCTTTCTTCTCACATGCTTCAGCGATGAACGCTTCGGGGAAGAAGTCAACGATGGTGGCGGAGTTGGTCAGTTGCATGGGGTGCGTCCCTTGGTATGAACAAATTATAGGGCATCCAGCAGTGGATTCGATTCTCCCTGTGCCACTCCCTCATCCGCACACCGCTCTCTTGCGATTTCTGTATAGTCTGAACTAAGATCAACCCCAACAAAGTTTCTACTTTCTCTTATGGCAGCAACTCCAGTGCTCCCACTACCACAGAACGGATCAAGCACCGTAGAATTAACGGGAGAATAGATCTTAATAAGATATGCCATCAGATTGATGGGTTTAACTGTAGGATGATTATTATATTTGCCCTTCTCTTTTCTTGTAGCGCGAGGAGCATAAAAATACTTTTGATGAGCAGTTTCAACCTCCCCGATGATATTCATTGGGTAACGTCCCTTAGGATTAGCATCCTTTGTTCCATATTCTTGTTGTGTTCCAGTTGTCTTCCCTTCTCTACCAAATGTGCGTCGTTTATGACCATCAGCAACCCAACCCTTTGGTGGTTCTTTCTCCCAGGGGACACGGGTATTCTCTACATCAATCAAACCACATCCCCATTTTTCATGATTATCTTTGAGCGAACCTTCATAAGGTTTCTGACCAACAACAATGGGTTCATGAGCAGGTTTCAACCTATTATACTTTGCCATCTTAGTTGTAGTCATCCACATGATCTGATCCTTAATAATAAAACCAGCATCTTCTACATTACATGCCAGGCGATGATACAATTCTGGAGAACAGAAAGCAAGACAAAAAGCACCTGGGCGAAGTGTACGATACACCTCACGCCAGATGCTAACATCAGGTACAGAATAGTCCCAATGATCCATGCCCATACCATAAGGTGGGTCAGTAATACAGGAATGAAAAAAGTTCTCCCCGTAAGTAGAGAGAACCTCTTTACAATTACCAGTTATGATTGAGAACCTTTGACTCACAGATTTGTCGTTCAGCATGTTTGAAGTAGTCTTTCTTGCCTGCTCCATTCTGAACATACATGTTTCGGATATAAAAATCGAAACCTCTAGAATCTTCCTGCCAAGACTCATCCGCTTGATGAACTTTCAGAACTGCGTTCAACTCATCTACAAGTTTAGAGAATTGCTCACGCTTTTGCGGAGAAACTACATCATCAGCAAAGTAAATCGTCGTTTTGTTGTAACGCTTGCTGCTGAAAATGTAAACTGTTCCTGACTTTGGAAGACCACCATTATAGGTGGGATATGTTTGCTTGCTAGACTTACACTCAATGTCAACGGTTTTACCGCCATCAAGTGTAATTCGGAAGTCAGGTGAGTTTTGAATACCGTTAGGTTGAGAAACGTAAGTAAGATTATGCTTTTCAAGCAAATCTCTTACCTGCTGTTCATGAAGTGGGTTGTCTTGGCTATTTGATTTGTATGGGAGATTTAGAACATCTGCCCAGAATGCAACCATTGGATTAAACATAGAATCTCGCACTTAAAAGTGCGTTGAAACAATATATGATGCTTTTAGAGTCATCTCAGGACTGTCTCTTAATTATAGATCGGATATTTTATCCTGTCAAGCAGTAAGTCGATTTGGAAAGAATGAAACTGGTTGTTTATCCATCATCCACAAATCATACAAGGTTTCTTCTGCCTCTCGTGCTTCTATTTCGTGAGGTTGATGCTCATAATCCCATTTATCTGCTGGTTCTTGACAATAATACAATTTTCCACTCCGGCAGCGCAGCGAACCATCAATCCACTGTGCCATGTGGGTCAGTTCATGAAAAAGAGTTTTTACATACAACTCCTTCTCCATGTGTGCTTGAAGGTCAATCAGGAAAGCACGGGGGCGACTTGATGGACCATTAACATCACACAATCCGACAACTTTATCACATTTCAATCCACGGTGAACGATGTCAATATCAAGTTTGTGACGTGGATAATAGGTATTCACAAACCAAGAGGTAACATCCTCACAGAGTTTTTTAGAATAACCGTATCCAGAATGACAGATGTAAGACATTGACCCCAATGAAGAAACCAGATGAAAGATGTTACGAATAAAAGTTTTTCCTTAGCAGTCATCACTTGTAGAGATAAGAACCTGCCCAATCAGCGTGCTCATACAACCACTCACGATCCTTGATCAATCGCAGATCAAAGCGAACGTGCTTAGCAGGACCTCTGAATGATGCTGGCTTGTAAACTTCTCCAGTCTTCTTATCAATGAAAGCATGAACACTACGGGACTGAGATTCAGTCTCCATCACAATTTTGTGATACTTACGTCCACACTCGATCACAAACTTGTAGGGATCAGAGTTAGGATAGCGGGACTTGAAGTTATGCTCCAAAGCATCACACAGCATCAATGTCCACTTACGAACATTGAGTTGAATTTCATTGCGAGCATCCTGAGTGGCAACGTAGTCAGCGAAGGTGGTTCCCATTGGTTTGAATCGTATGAACGTATTATAGAGGCATCTGGGGGCATTTCAGCGCCCCCTATGCCAGTTATTCAACCGCCCATCTCACGGCGGAGTTTTCGCAGTTGATCTTCCAACTGTAACCTAACGTATTCTGGGGTGTAAGTTCCCTTATCTTCCCTGCGTCGATTCATCTCATCTTCCACTTTTTTAGTGATAGATGCGTGACGCATGTGCTCACTTGGATGTGCCATCATCTTCTTTGTTTGACTCATGCAAAATTGAAGTTGCAGGAGTTCAATGTCATCAAATTCTAGCATAATTTCCTCAGTTGTTGTTAATAGAACCAGCAGGGATTTCTACAGATTCAGGTGCTACACGATCTTCAAACTGGTGCATATCGTAGGCAAACCATTGCCCATTGCGGAAGATATAAGAGTATTCTTCATTATCAGTAAAGAATTCTTCCATATCTTTATCCAGGCGTGGTGCATTATTTTCAATAGATTCACCACGGGAAGTATAGTGAAGGGCACCAGATTTGGGGAGAGTTTCATTTTTCCACCCCGCATTTGTCCAGGTGCAGGACATATCACCACCATTAATCAGTTGCGATGCTTTCTCCTTCGTATCGTAGAACTCGCGGAGAACTTTACCATTGAAAGAAGGATAACCATCATAATGGCAATAAACAGAAAGAATAGAAGCGTCACTGAGTTCAATTCCGATGCGTGAACGTGTTCCCATAATGAAGAAAGAAAAAAAAATACTGGGACTTACCGATGCAAGCTAACGTGCCCAGTTTGTGTGTGAGAGGCGGTTCCGCGTAAGGGAACACATTTTGATTTACCTCTCATGTGTTTGTGGAGTTTATCACCAGCAGTAGAGTTGCCAACTAACTCGCTAGGAGTAATGATCGGGTGTCCTGTTCCCCTCCACTTCCTTAATATACACGAAAAAGGGAGGTGCGAAACCTCCCTTATGCCAGTTATCCAAGTGTCACATAAATGCCGCTTGCAACGGATTAAGATTTAGTTGCATTGCTGTATAATCTCTAGTATCATCGAAACTCACAACTTTTCCACACTTTTTGAAGTTGATAGGTGCGTGATACTCTCTCTTTTTAGTATTATAGAATCCCCATATTGTTTTGACCGGAATACCATCATTGTAAATAAATGAAGAGTGGTTGACAATCCAAATAGCAAGATAATTACGCTTGAACTCAGTAACCTCATAAGTGAAGTTTTCATTAGGAGGTTTGTGGGTAAATGACGAAGGGAGATTCATTTAGTTGTCGTGTAGTTTACACTCAGGTGCCCAGGGTTCTTCATCACAAAACATTTCAAAATCAGTAGGGTTGTGATGATCCCCTGGATGGTTTTCATGATATATCATAAGATGATTAAGCTCTTCTGTCAAGTGTCTCCTCGCTTGAGGAGACATTGAGGGATCTTCCAACCTTGCTAAATTATCTTCAATATGTTCTTCTATTGTGCGGTACATCTATTATACCAAAGTAAATATATGATACTATTTATTTCGATAGGTTACGTTTTTTAGGTATCAATGACCACGAAACTGATTCAATCCTGTGCCAGACTTCCATCCTCCAGGACCAGTTTGTAGATTTTCAGATCCACCAATAGATTCTCTTGTTTCGTCTACAGTGTTCCAATTACTGGTTGCCATCTCATACATCAGCTGGTGAATACTACAAGGTTCACCATTGTATTCATGGGTTTCTTGTGCTTGCTGTTGCTTAATCAGAGTTTCTTCTTCCATATAATCTAGTTGTTTTTCCGAACGAACTGGTGCAGGACCAAACCATTCGTCATCTTTTAGATAAACAGGAGCGGGAACACCAGTGTATCCCCAAGTACCATTTGCCTCTGGACTGTAAAAGTTTTCTTGAAGTATATCACATGGAATGGATTCTTCGTCCATTTCACATTTAACTTCATTTACAGCAATATCTTGTTTTGATGAGATAACTTTATTAACTAGTTCTTTAAACTTTTTAATCATCGTAAACTCTACATTCAAAAGCATCAGGGTGATTGTCGCAGTATTTTTCTAGAACCTTGTCATTGTGACGCTGCTTCCATCCATCATCAGGTTCTCCTTCGTGTGTATCCATAAAACCTTCCATTTCAAGGTCTTTCTTGGTATATTCTAGCATACCATGATTGATATGCTCTTTACCATCTTCAGGATGAATATACACTTCGTGGTCCAAGTTGTGTTTCATTGTCATACTTGAGTCCTTCAACGCTATTTAACACTTTTTAAGATCTCTTTCCTCACAAAATTGCAGTTCATATCATAATACAGTTTATAGTTTTCTGTATTAACATAGTGTCCAACGATTTCATTTCCTTCACTATTCCACCCATATCCTAGTACACGCTCATTAACACCATCTATATTAAAACACTTTTCAGTGTGAAGATAGTCATGATAACGCTCATCTAAACTAATCATAGGGGGAATTTTTGATTGAAGTAAATTATATCACTATTTTAGATTTAATATGTGTGATCTAAAACATTAGTAATATCTCTTAATCGTTTGCCACCCGAACTAGAGTTGATATTTCGGGAAGATAAAGATACTCAATCTCACTATTATGTAAGGTATATAGTGCGTCCTCTATTGTATCAACCATTGTGTCACCTGCAAGGTTAAATGAGGTATTGAACAAAATTGGAACTCCTGTGATTTTGTGAAACTCTGATATAACA